CCCCGACCGCTCGGCCATCGTCGTCGTCATGCAGCGCCTGCACGAGGCCGACGTCAGCGGCGAGCTGCTCGACAAGCAGCTGGGCTATGATCACATCATGCTGCCGATGGAGTACGACCCTCGACGCGCAGCGCCCACCATGCTCGGCTACGAAGACCCGCGCGACGAGGAGAATGAGCTGCTCTTCCCTGAGCGGTTCCCGTTCGAGGTCGTCGAGCGCGACAAAAAGATCATGGGGCCTTACGCAACCGCCGGGCAGTTCCAGCAGGAGCCGACGCCTCGCGGCGGTGGCGTGATCAAGCCAGACTGGTGGGAGACGTGGCCGGAGGGCGAGTACCCGATGATGGACTACATCGTGGCCAGCCTCGACACCGCCTACACGACCAAGCAGGAGAACGACTACAGCGCGCTGACCGTTTGGGGCATCTTCAGCGGCGACCGCAGTAGCATGCGCGCCGAGAATTTTGTGAACGCTCGCGGCCAACGCAAGAACAACGAGGAGGAGGCCGAGCGTTTCAATCAGGGCGTCAAGATCCGCGACATGCTTGACGTCGATCCTGAGAGCGTGCCGCGCGTCATGATGATGTACGCCTTTCAGGAGCGCCTCGAACTGCCGGAGCTAGTGCAGAAGGTGATCAGCGTCTGCAAGCGCATGAAGGTCGACACGCTGCTGATCGAGAATAAGGCGGCGGGCATCAGCGTCGGGCAGGAGCTGCGCCGACTGATGAACACCGAAGACTTCGGCGTGCAGCTCATCAACCCCGGAGCCATCGACAAGCTTGCGCGCCTGTACAGCGTGCAGCACCTGTTCAGCGAGGGCGTGATCTACGCGCCCGACCGCCACTGGGCCGACATGGTCATCCGCCAGTGCGAGACGTTCCCGAAGGGCGCGCATGACGACCTTGTCGACACGGTGAGCATGGCGCTGCGCTACATGCGCGAGCGCAACTTGCTCGTCCGCGCGCCTGAGCGTATGGCTGAGATTGACGCGGGCCGCATGCATCAGGGCAAGCCGCCCGCGCCGCTTTATCCAATCTAAGGTGACTGGCAATGATCTTGGCGAATGCAATCGTCGACGTTGAGCGCGAACCGGGGCCGAAGAGCCTTGGCGTCTTCCGCGTCGAAGTCTGGGGCCGCGAGCCGCACGACTTCGTCCGCGTCTATACCATCGAGGCCAAGTCTGATACCTTAGCCGCTCAGGAAGGTCTCCGCCGCTTCGACGAGGAGATTAGTGCTTTGCTGTCCGAAAAGGGCTGAACCTCATGCCGACACCCGGCCTTGTGAACTCGAACATCCGCCTTCCCGGCCTCCCCGACCCCACGATCCCCGAGGCCGAGCAGGCGACTGAGGTGATCATCGAGGCGGGTGAAGACGTGCCAGAGCTGGACACGGACGGCAACATCCTGCGCATCGAGCACGAGGACGGGTCGATCACGGTGAGCCTCGACGGCCGCCCGATTGAGGAAGGCCCGAAGAGGGACAAGGGCGGCTGGTACGCAAACCTTGTCGATGACATTGACCAGAGCCTTCTGGGGTCGATTGCCAATGACCTGCTGACTGGCATCGAGGACGACCTCGAAAGCCGCAAGGACTGGATCGAGGCCCGCGCGAAGGGCATCCAGCTTCTGGGCCTCAAACTTGAGGTGCCGGGAACGGGCGGCTCGGCCGACGGCGCGCCCGTCGAGGGCATGAGCCGCGTGCGTCACCCGCTTCTGCTTGAGGCTTGCCTGCGCTTTCAGGCCAACGCCCGCAGCGAGCTGCTGCCGACTGACGGCCCGGTGAAGATCCGCAACGACAACAACAACCCCGACCTCGCGCAGGACCAGCTGGCCAATGCACTCCAGCGCGACCTGAACCACTACCTGACGAGCGTCGCGACCGAGTATTACCCCGACACCGACCGCATGCTGCTGATGCTCGGCTTCGGCGGCTCGGCCTTCAAGAAAGTCTATAACTGCCCGCTGCGCGACCGCCCGGTGAGCGAGAGCGTCGACGCCGACGACCTGATCGTCAATAACGCGGCGACTGACCTGCGCAATGCCAAGCGCGTGACGCACCGCATTTACATGCGCAACTCAACTGTGCGCCGCATGCAGATCCTTGGCGTGTACAAGGACATGGATTTGCCCGTCGCGAAGGACGCGAACCTTGACGCGGCGCAGCGCGAAGAGCGCGCGCAGCAGGGCATCACGCAGGGCGCGTACCGCCCAGAGGACCGCGACCGCGAGATTTACGAAGTCTACTGCGAGCTGGACATTCCCGGCTTCGAGCACAAGTACAAGGGCAAGGTCAGCGGCCTCGAAGTGCCGTACCGCGTGACCATCGACGTGTCGTCGCGCGAGATCCTGTCGATTGTGCGCAACTATGCCGACGAGCCGGACAAGCTGCCGGAGGCGCGCACAAACTTCGTGAAGTATACTTTCGTGCCGGGCCTCGGCTTCTACGACATTGGCCTGTTGCACATTCTCGGCAACACGACGAATGCGATCACTGCCGCGTGGCGCGAGATGCTCGACGCTGGCATGTACGCAAATTTCCCCGGCTTCCTGTACAGCGACGCGGGCGGCCGCCAGAACACCAACATCTTCCGCGTGCCTCCGGGCGGCGGCGCACTCGTGAAGACGGGCGGCCAGCCGATCCAGCAGGCGATCATGCCGCTGCCGTACAAAGAGCCCGGCGCTGCGCTGATGAACCTCGTCAACAACATGGCCGAGACGGGCATGCGCGTTGGCGGCACGGCCGAGATCGCTGTCGGCGAGGGCCGTCAGGACGCGCCCGTGGGCACGACGCTCGCCATGATTGATCAGGCGACGAAGGTGCTCAACAGCGTCCACAAGCGCATGCATGCCGCGCAGGCCGAGGAGTTCAAGCTTCTGGTCGACTGCTTCAAGGAGAACCCTGAGAGCTTCTGCGAGCGTTGCAACAAGCCCAACTATCCGTGGGACATTCAGACATTCCAGAAGGCGTTGGACGACTGCGACCTCGTCCCGCAGGCCGACCCGAACACGGCGAGCCAGACGCAGCGCATGATGAAGATCATGGGCCTGAAGCAGTTGCAGGCGGCCAACCCGTCGCTCTACGACCCGATTGCGATTGATACGGCCGCCTTGCAGGCGATGGGCTGGTCAAACCCGCAGCAGTTCATGGTGCCTGCCTCGGCGCTGGGCGAGAAGCCGCCGCCAGAGGTGCAGTACGCGCAGGCGATGGTCGGCATCAAGAAGCAGGAGGCCGACGCGAAGACGATGCTGGCGCAGGTCAAGGCGGCAGAGGCGTCTGCGAAACTGCAAGAGGCGCAGGGCGGCTTGGGCGGCGGCCAGCCGACCGTGCTCGACCAGCTCAAGGCTCAGGAGCTTCAGCTCAAGCAGCAGGAGCTGGTGGCCAAGCAGCAGGACGCGCACATTGACGCCGTTAATCGCAAGCGCGACCGCGAGAGCCGCGAGCGTCTGGCTGCCGTGAAGTTGGCCGAGACGATGGCCGAGAACCCGGCGGGCATCCCCATCGTGCAGAATTTGCTCCAGCCTGATATGATCCAGCGACTTGAGGCAAACGAGCAGCCGCTGACGGAGTAGGACCATGGCCGGGGAGAAAGTTGTAAAGAAGGCGCTCGACTTTCTTCGAAGCCATCCTAATTTTAAGCCTTACCAAAGCACTTGGCGGGGTGACCGTCCGTCTATTTATGACCCAAAATTTTTTGATTTGAAGCCGGATCATCTTACGGATGAGGCGGGCAATATCATCGCGACCAAATACATCCCTGTGCCAAGGGAAGGTGTTCCGTTTGATCTTCCTACTGCAAAAGACCCAGAGAAGATTTTCCGTGGTATGTCTGCGGAGGAGTTTGCCAACTTTCAAAAAAATAAATACCTCCAAAGCCACGGCGACTTTAACATTGGAGATGCTCAAAAGGGTCTAACGTATTTTTCGGAAGACCCCGAAATGGCTCGCAGCTATGCCCACAGCTTTGCTCCGTCTGATTTTTACCCTGACCCTGCTCGTCCCGGATATGTTATTGCGGTGAAGCGCCCTTCTGAAGACCGCATTGCAAATCAAGTTGCTGGCACAGGGGAAACTGAAGTTGGCGTCATGGGCCAAATTCCTCGCGATGACGTTACTAACGTCTATCGTGGAAACGTCATCGACTATACCGAAGCTCTTAATGAACCGGGTATTCAAATGAACCCTCGCGCGTCTGTGCTTTGGGAGGAGATCAGTGATTACTCGCACGGCGGGGAAGTCGAGCGCGAGCATCACGCCGACGGCGAGCGCGTTGGTTCGTTCGACATCCGCTCGGTCGATCCTGCGCTTGGCGAATATTCCCTGACACCTCGCGAAGAAGGTTCGCTTCCGCGTGCCGTTCAACTTGCGCGCAGCATCATCGACGCGCAGCCATCGCTGCCTGCGCAGGGTGCGCCTGTCGACATGAGCCTTTCGCCGCAGTTTGCAGGCATGGCGCACGGGATGGGCAAGACGCCTATCGGTGCCGTGTCAGTTCCTGTCATGGGTGGCAGCCTGCACTTGCAGGGCGGTTATGACCCGCTCACGAAATTCGAGCATTATGGTGCGCGCTACTCGCGCCCGTTTGCTGACGGT